TTGCTGATGAAACATTAATCAATCCAAACACATTGATAGCAATGGAAGGCATTGAGCCTGTCAGTCGCATAGGACAAGTTAGGTGGTATGACAAACCTACCAAAGGTAACTTGTATTGCGTAGGCTTAGATCCAAGCTTGGGTACAGGTGGTGATCCGGCTGCTATTCAAATCTTTGAAGCTAATACTACTAAACAGATCGGTGAGTGGAAGCACAATAAAACTGACATTCCAAGTCAAATCAAACTATTGTCCCAGATTAACAAATACATAGCAGAATGCACAGGAGAACCTAACAATATCTATTATTCTATTGAATGCAATGGTATCGGTGAAGCCGCCATTGTGTCACTAAACGAATACGGTGAATCAGGTATCCCGGGTATCTTTATTAGCGAAGCAGGCAAAGGCCGTAGAGGATTCAATACTACTAATAAGAGTAAACTAGCAAGCTGTGCTAAGTTTAAAACATTGGTTGAAAGTAAGAAAATGACCATAAATAGTCGTAGTCTTATTAGTGAATTAAAAGCATTTGTAGCACACGGTGGTAGTTATGCCGCTAAAATAGGTGACACAGATGATTTGATTATGGCTAGCTTATTAGTAACACGTATGCTACAGCAATTAAGTGATTTCCACTTTGATTTAGAGAGTCAAATTAGAGACCACGATGAGTTCATTGCACCCTTACCGTTCTTTGCGGTCATAAGCTAACACAAAAAAGATAAATACGTTATGGCTAAAAATCAAGAATCAATCAACAGTTCATTATTCGAACTTTTACGCAGTAGAGGGCTAAATCCTACTCTATTAGATACTTCTGGTAAGGAGATTCCGGTCCCCGAAGAAGCAGAAGTATTCCAATTTAAGTTCGTTATTGACGGTGAAGAATACGGTACTGTAACTATCTCTATTGACGGGTTACATAAGTTAATAATTTACTTCGGTGACGATGTTGCCAACAGTGATAAAGAATCTAAAAATAAAGATGATACATGGTACAAACTATTGAATCATTTAAAACGTTTCTCACAACAACACCAGTTAAGTTTTGAAGTTAAAAACACAGACCATTTAAAATACGATATGGCAAAAAGGGATCATATGAAAAAGCAAGAGAAAATATCAGAGGGCTATTACCCAATGGGTAAAAAAGGCAGCTACAGCGATGCTGTGCCTACTACAAAAATTGTCATTCAACACAATAGAAACATTGAAGAAGGTGAACAACGCTATCGTAATGTAGCTAAAATATTTGTTGAGAACAGTGAAGGTGAACGCTTTGCAGTCCCTACAACTAAGCCAGGCATCGCACGTGTTTATGCTCGACATATTGCTGAAGGTGGTACACCTTATGATGAAAAAGGTAAACACATTACTAGTCTAGTAGAAGAATACAGTAAGATGGCTGGATTTGTTCGTGCTACACGTAACGGCCAGTTCAATGAATCAGCACAGCAATTAGTTAATGAAGGTATCAACCACTATCAATCATTGCGTGAAACACTAAGCAGAATGACTGGTCATCGTGGGTATTCAGCATACTTTGAATCATGGACTCCACCATTAATGGAAGATGAGACAGAAGAAAATAATCTAAACGAATTGTTCGTACAAGAAACATTAGATCCACGCATTGAAAGTGTAATGCCAATTCTTAATAAGCTACACAAAAAAGTAGCTGAGATGAAAGAAGTTGGTGATTTAGCTGAATGGGCTGATAAGTTGACTGAAGCTCCTGGCGCAGAAACATTAGCACATGATGATGATACTGAAGAAAGCAATCTAAAAGCATTTGGTTTAGCAGAAGATGATAATTTACAAGAACCTGCTATTGATGAATTAGAAGAAGGTTCAGACCATAGTCCAGTAGCCGGTGCTATTACTCGCAGAATATTATCACAGCGATTAGATTTGCTGAAAAAATACGGTCCTGTAGCAGTTACTCAAGCAATTGATGATGTTGCAGATTTCGTAGGTGATACTGAAGAAATTGGTTCAAGTGATGTAAGTGGTTGGGTAAGGCAAGTCGCACAATCATTGGGTAGTAAAATAGAAGAAGCACTGGATCCAGAAAAGAAACAAAGACTTGATGATTTAATTAGCCGTTATGAGGATGCGACTGATCCTGAAGACATGGGAGATGAGCGCCATGAAGATATCATAGCACAAATTCGTATAGAGTTTGGTGACAAAACTGCTGACAGTGTAGAAAACGGACCAAGTATGCACTTCCCTCGTCCGGGTCATTCAATGGATCACGATGATTTAGAGTTTAGACAAATGCGTAAAAACACATCACCTAATAGAATAACTAAACTAGGTAAACTTCATAAACAAGATAGTGATACACTGAAGCGTGACATTAAGAGTAATCTTGATGTTGAAGAAGGTATCATGGATACAGTTAAGAAAGTTGGAAGTAAAGTATTTGACAAATTAGGTGGTGGAAGTGAAGAAGACCTAATTAGAGATTTACAAAAATCAGCTGGTGTAAAAGTTACTGGCAAAAAGCCTGAGTTTGATGTTAAAGCAAAAGAATTAGCAAGAAGTAACCCAAGTGATCCAGCTGGTAATTTTATGAAGGGTGGAAAAGATTTAGGTATCTTTAAAGAAGCCGGCTTAGATCCAGCACAACAAGCCGCCCAAAAAATAAATATGCCTGCATCTCAACGTAAGGCGGCAGGCGGTGACTGGAAAGTTACTAGTCAAGATTTAGCTAAGGCTGATGAAAAGAATATGACAAGTCCAGCTGGTATGAAGGCCTTAAAGGCACGTATGAGTACCACAAACAAGTTACCAACTTACGCAGGTGATACGCTACCCTCACCAAAAAATGCAGGTGACGCACATCCATTAAATCAGACTAAACGTGTTAAAGAAAGTGAGTTTGCAGGCGATTATGCTACAGGTGAAGCAGGTCAATGGCGTAATAAAGGACCTAAAGCTAACAAGCCAGCAACGATTGGTGACTTAGTTGGTGAAGGTACTGGCAACTTAGCTAAAGCAATTTCAAAATTAGGTGGTTGGTATCAAGAGGATTCACTTGATCCTAACATAGAAAAATTTGAATACGATGACCGTGAAGGCGGTTATTATGCCAGCGGTAGTATTGAACACAATTTGAAGACAGGTGAGATTGAAATTCATTTCCAAGATAGCGAAAGTGACGAAGAAATTGACGGCACATTTAATTCTATCGGTGATGCTATGAATGCATTAAGAGGTGGCTATCCAGGTAGTCACGGTGGCAGAGCACAAAACTATGATTCACTTGCAAATAAAACTTTATTTACACCTGATGATGTTTACAAGACTGACAGAGCAGGCAAAAAAGGAACACTAACTAAAGCACGTATGGACGGCATGAAGGCAAGTAGCGCATACACTATGCGTGGTGGTCCTAAAGGTAACTTACCTGAAGGTCAAGAAGACTTAGATACTATTAAACGTTTATTGAGTAAATAATTTAGGTACTGAAATGAAGATTACAGCATTGTTGAATGAAATAGATAATAGCGGTTCTAAAATGAATCTACCGCTAGATAAAGACTTGATTTACAAGGCTAAGAATATGTTTCCTGGGTATGACAATCAACAAGCCTTGACGTTGTACATGGCAAGTCAAGTACAAGATCAGGAAAAAACAGATTCAACTCAAAATAAATTAATCGATACTCAGAAACGTGAGAACGAAAGATTACGTGGTGCACTTGATAATTTGGGTCAAGAATTAAGTGACTTTGAGCGACAGTCAGCGGAAACGGATCAAGAAGTACAACGATTAAAACAATTAAGTGGTAATCTAAAACCAAGTATGCAGAATACAAAACAGGATGCTAAGGCTGAAGCAGACGAATTAGAAAAACTTCAACAACAAGTAAATGCATTAGAAGCTAAACCTGGACTAGAACCCGAAAAATTAAAAAGGTTCCAAGAGCAAGTTAATAAACTAATGACCAATCCAAATTTTGGTAAAGTTGACGTTGACGAAATTGAACAGTTGGTAACAACATTAGAAAAGCAATCAACTGTTAGTGATGATTTGAATAGTAGATTAGAACGTAAGTTGATTGATACTCAAAAAGCATTAGATGCCAAAGAAGGCAGATTCTCTAAGTACATTGAAAAGAAAAAGAATGAACTTACAACTGTGCAAGCTAACCAAGCCGCAGAGATGAAAAAATATGCTGATATTGTTAATGGTTACAAACAAGAGATTGGTAACTTTGATGAGTTTATGAAGCAGAAGGCTGAAGAAATTATTAACTTAGTTGACTACGCAAAAGCACAGGCAGGCAATTCGGCAGGTGTTGCAGGTCAAGCAATTACAAAGGCACAAAATACAAGTAAAGCAGGACCACAAGGATTAGATCAACAATACACTCAATCCGAAAAAGAAAGAAGTTTTACTAATATTGCAAACCCTGCTATGTCCGAAAGCATCATTAATGAATTAATTAGACCAGCTAAAGATTACGGGGTTAAAGAATACAATGATTGGCTTGCTAGAGATTTACCTGTACTAGTAAAAATATTTAAAAACAAATATTACCGTGAATTGGAAAACAAGCACCCGACATATGGAGATCAACAGATTGCTTACACATGTGAAGAACATGCACCATATTTATGGAAAATTGGTCAAACTGAAGAACCAATCATTACAACGAAACAAATGGATATTTACATGACCGCAGTAAAAGTTGATTTGTTCCGTCAACCCGTCGAGCAGGAGCAAATTGACCTTGACCTTTTCTCCGAAAGCCTTGACAAAATATACGAATCTATGTTAAACTCTGTTATTGGGTTGAAATACATTAAATGAGATTCTCAGAGTTTACCCGAAAAGTAAACGAGTCTGAAGTCAGTCTCGCCAATACCGTTGATAAACTAAAATTCGGGCAGGAAATAAAAATGAGCTTAAATGACTTTGGATTAAGTGAAGCTAAAGGTCAAGACAAAGGTGCCAACGGCAGAATTGCTGAGTATGCATGTGCATTTCAATTGGCTCATCTATTGAGAGCTAATGGGTTGAATGTTAGAAGTGACGTTGAACGATTAAAAGATTTAGCTGAACTTGAAGCAGAAAAGTATTCTAAATCATTGACACCACAAGAAATTCAAATAGCGATTCAAGCTGGTAATAAAATGGCTGAATCAATGTTCAATAGTATTATTGATAATGGCAAAGATTTAGTGTTCACTAATTATGAATTCATTCCTCAACAACATGACTTTGAAATAACACCCACTGGTGCGGCACAGAACAAGGGTTCTACCGATGACATGATTATTGAAGTATCTAAAGACGGTAACAAAGAAGTAGCCAAAAGAATATTGCTCTCATTGAAAGTGTCAAGTAGTAAAGCAAATTCTCAAGGCTCAAAAGGTCCTCTCCCCTTATTATGGCATTTGTTTGTTGACCCTAGCAAGAAAACGGTTAAAGCAAAAGACTTCATTGAAGTGTTTGGTCCTAAAGGTAAAGAGTTTGTTGATGCATTAGACGATTTTAAGACTGCAGGTAGAGAATATTTAAAAAGTCCTGAAGGTCAAAAATGGGCTAAAGATAAAGAACAAGAACGCATTGGACGAGGTAAAACAGCCAAAGCGGCAAAAGTTAAAGCTAGTGGTAATTTCTTCAGAGCAAAAGAAGTCGGAGACTATTACACCAAATCACGTGGTTATAAGTCAGAACACAAACTATCTAAGTTGTTTGTTGAACTGTATGAACATGGTAAAAAGAATTTGAATGGTGGTGATTGGAAACGTTTCAATGAAGGCTTTAAACAAGCAATCGGATTTGATGACGTAATCACATACAAAGCCATATGCAATAAACAAGGTGTTACCGATATTGTATCTTCGGCTACTAGCCCCGCATATCAAGCCATGTATCGTGCATTAGAAAATCAAATTGATGTGGTACTTACATCTAGTGGTGAGTCAGGTGGCATCGGTGTAGTATTGAAATACGGTGATACTGTATTAGATAGTTTATCCTGTAGCATCTGGAAAGAAGGTACCATTCAATTCAAGTTCGATTCATCCAAAGCTGATGAACCCGAAGATGACCTGTGATTTCGGTCAACATACATTTGACAATTAACTCAAAATCTGTTATCATACTTAAATGATAGAAAGCCTACTTAATTACATTGGTCACAAGTCTAAAATTGTTGACCAAATACTAACACATTTGCCTACTCAAGTAAACGGTACATTCTATGACATGTTTGCTGGTAGTTGTGTAGTTGCACTTAATGCACCATACAATAAAATTCAATGTGTAGAAAAGAACGAACATCTATCAAATCTTTACGGTCATCTTACTGACCCTAACTTTCACACTGAACTTACACTATTCTTAACTACATACAATCTTACAAATAGTAGTGTGGTCCCTAGAAGTCAATACTTAAAAAACCCCAATATTGGTACAGTACAGTGGATGGGCAAAACTATCCCTAACTTGCACTTAGATAAACTGAATGAGCCTGGATACAAACAAGTTATCACGGACTTCAATAACAACAAGTTTACTGGCATTCATCGTAGCATCGCTTACATGGTTGCAACAATCTATGGTAGAAACAGTTCAGTTAATACTAGACCAGATGGCACACTCAGCGGTGGTGTAGGTCCTTTAGATTTCAGTTTGAAATGTAATAAGAAGTTTAATGACCACCTAACTGTATTGAAACAGAACAGACATAGTTTTGTTTGTGATAGTTATGAGAATATTAAACCAACGAGTGATGACTTTTGTTATTTTGACCCACCTTACTTAGCAACTAGTTTTCACTATCAAGGTTGGGATGAAGTTGAAGAAAAGAAATTGTTAGATTACATCGATAAGTTACCATGCGATTGGGCATTGAGTAACACATTCCAAAGTGGTACTAAAGTAAATAGTATTCTTAAAGAGTGGGCACAAGATAAAACAGTTATTTACATTAACAAGAAATATCGCAAGTGGGCAGGCACGAATGGTGCTGAACTTACTAAGCGTAGCTCAAAAGTAAATGAGGAAGTATTGATTTTAAGTAAACCTTTTAATACTACAACGGTATTTGGAAATGGCTTATTTGAGCAGGAAAAAAGTAGTTTACCCACAAAAGGGATAAATACTATTGACATTGAGAGACAGTGATGCTAAACTGTCTCTTATGTTAGTCACTAATAGGTAGTGGCGAATATTAAAACGAGACCATCTCAATTTATAAGGAAATTTATCATGGCATCATTAGCAGAGATTCGTGCCCGTATTGCGGCACAAGAAAACAAATCAAGTTCTGGTTCAACACAGAAACAATCAGATAACTCTATCTACCCTCATTGGAATATGGACGAAGGCACAACAGCCACATTACGTCTATTACCCGATGCGGATAGTAACAACCCATACTTCTGGGTAGAGCGACAAATTATTAAACTCCCATTCAATGGAGTTAAGGGTGATCCTAACGTTAAGCGTATTGAAGTACAAGTACCTTGCGTTGAGATGTATGATCCCAAAGCACAATGTCCAATCTTAACTGAGGTTCGTCCTTGGTACAAAGATGAAACATTGAAAGAGTTAGCAAACAAATACTGGAAGAAACGCAGTTACTTGTTTCAAGGTTTTGTTCGTCAGAACCCAATTGGTGATGACAAGACACCAGCTAATCCGATTCGTAGATTCATTATTAGTCCGCAAATCTTTACAATCATTAAAGCAAGTTTGATGGATCCTGAGATGGAAGAATTGCCAACAGACTTTATGCGTGGTCTTGATTTGAATATTAAGAAAACAAGTAAAGGTGGCTATGCTGATTACTCAACAAGTAATTGGGCACGTAAAGAATCAGCATTGACTGAGGCAGAGCAAGCCGCTATTGAAGCACATGGCTTGTACAATTTGGCAGAGTTCTTGCCTAAGCGTCCCGGCGAAGCAGAGTTGCGTGTAATCAAAGAAATGTTTGACGCAAGTGTAGACGGTCAACCATATGACTTAGAACGTTGGGGTAGTTACTATCGTCCTTGGGGACTAGAAGCACCTGCAGGATCGACCGCGGATAAACAAACAGCTACTACTGAAACTAGAGCACCCGCAACAGCACCCGTAGCAGAAACTTCAGCACCATGGGAAGATGACGCTGTAGCGGCCGCAGAATCAATTAAGATTCCAACAACACAGCCTTCTAGTGATAAAGCACAAGACATTCTAGCAATGATCCGTGCTAGACAAAACAAGACTGCATAAGAGAAATAAGGGAGAGTACTCTCCCTTATCTTCAGGAGAAATAACATGACACTACCAGACGAAAGATACCGCGCCATCAAGCAAGGTAAAAAACTATTGGAAGAATTATGCGATCCTGGCAAAACTCCTCGTGTCCCTAGTTTAATTAGAGACCGTGCGAGGGCCGCATTGCGACACTACCCCCAAGATTGGGAATTAGAATCTATTGCAGAAAAATGTCCAGATATGCTAGACAAACAACCGTTAACTATGTACACTAATGGTGTACACAAACAATAAGGAATGATATGAAATACCTAGAGAAATTAAACAAAGTAAATGAATCATTTACTGTCAATCGTTATGACAATGGCTTTATGATTGAAGTCGGTGGAAGAGACACCGAGAATGATTGGAAGAACTGTAAGATTCTTTGTACTACTGAAGATGAACTCTTTGCAGTAATCAAAGAAGCACTTGCTATGGAAGTGGATAATTAAAATGGGAAAACCTTTTGACATTAGTAAGTTCCGTAAGGACATTACAAAAAGTATTGAAGGTCTATCAATAGGATTTAACGATCCTACTGATTGGATCTCGACAGGAAATTATGCTCTCAATTATCTCATTAGTGGCGATTTTAATAAAGGCGTTCCTCTTGGTAAAGTTACTGTCTTTGCCGGAGAGTCAGGAGCAGGAAAAAGTTTTATCTGCTCAGGCAATCTTGTTAGACACGCACAACAACAAGGAATCTTTGTAGTCTTAGTAGATTCAGAAAATGCACTGGATGAAGCGTGGCTACATGCGCTAGGTGTATCTACAGACGACAGTAAATTGTTAAAACTTAACATGGCTATGATTGACGAAGTAGGAAAAACTATTTCTATGTTCGTTAAAGATTACAAAGCACTACCAGAAACAGATCGTCCTAAGGTATTGTTTGTAGTTGATTCATTAGGTATGTTGTTAACACCGACTGATGTAAATCAGTTTGAAGCAGGTGATATGAAAGGTGATATGGGTCGTAAGCCTAAAGCACTAACCGCACTTGTTCGTAACTGTGTTAACATGTTTGGTTCACTAGGCATTGGTCTAGTTGCTACTAATCACACATATGCTAGTCAAGATATGTTTGATCCAGATGATAAAATCAGTGGTGGTCAAGGTTTCGTTTACGCATCAAGTATCGTTGTTGCTATGAAGAAACTGAAACTTAAAGAAGATGAAGATGGTAATAAGATTAGTGAAGTGCGAGGTATTCGTGCGGCATGTAAGATTATGAAAACTCGTTATGCGAAACCATTTGAATCAGTTCAAGTTAAGATTCCTTATGAATCAGGTATGAGCCCTTACTCAGGTCTATTAGATATGATTGAGAAGGCTGAACTTGTTAAGAAAGAAGGCAATAGTCTTGTTTACACAACACTTGATGGTGAAATCATTAAGAAGTTTCGTAAAGGCTGGGAAGCAAACACAGATGGTTGCTTAGATAAAGTAATGAGTGAGTATGGACAAAAAGCAAATGTAAAGATAAGTAATACTGTAGAAACTGATGAAGGAGAACCTACAGAATGAGTTTAGATTTTGTTGCCGAAGTTTGGGATGCATTGCGTTTTCACATTGATTTGAATGACCGTAGTGATGCCGCTGATTCATTAATCAATTTATTAATTGATAACAATTATGAAGCAGACGAAATTAAAGATGCCTTTAAGGGTGACAAAGAAATGCTAAAAGCATTAAAGGGTTACGCTGAACAGCACGATACGGAAGAGTACGAAGATTACGATGAAGACGAAGACCAAGAAGAATGGGATTAAATGTCAAATTGGTACACAAGGATTACAGCTAACCTAGCTGTAATACCCGATTTTATTTCACACTATGATAACGAAATACTTTCGGCAAAACAAGATGTTAAGGTATATGGCAATGTCGAAAAGAACATTGCCGCATTACCCGGAATTACAGAACATCGATTTAATCAACTACAAGAAATAGAAGCGGTATTGAATTACCTTAATATTCAATTACGGAAAATTCGCCGAAAACATTTTCAAAAATACCTAGAGGCGTATAATAGAGTATTAACTAGCCGTGATGCTGAAAAGTATGTTGATGGTGAAGATGAAGTAGTTGACTTTGAAACACTTATCAATGAAGTGGCACTGTTAAGAAACAGGTGGTTGGGCATTATGAAGGGACTTGAAGCCAAACAATGGCAGATGGGTCACATCGTAAGATTACGCACAGCCGGTATGGAAGATATTACAATAGGATAAAAATGTCAAATTACACAAACAATTGGAAACTCTCAGGCAGCGGTGGGGTTGGATCACAAGGTAGTATTACATTAGGTTCCGGGCTGAATAGCATAAACACAATTTCATTGGCTAACTTATCAAGTGATAGTGGTTTTAGTTATCAGAATGATTTTACTATTAATCCAAATTTCAGACGTTATGAAATGATAGAATCTAATGAAGACATCATTGCATTAAGTGTAGCTTGGAAACGATTACGTGATAACCGTGACAATGTGCCAATCTATGCTAACTCATTACTAAGTGCAGATGTGTATGCGGCAGTAACAACTAGTGATAGAGACCATGCTAGTCAGATTAGAGATTACTTCAGCAAAAAGATTATGCTATGGACTCTCAAGGAATTCAAATTATCACAATATCGACAAGACCTAAGTGAGTTGATTCATGGCGATGGTAAAAAGATTACAGAAAAGATGTTGCCAATTGCTTTTAGATTACCTGAGTTCTATGAGTATGACATTGAATTTGATAAATTCAAACAAGACGTTACATTAGAACTTAAACATTTTAATTCAGGTACACAACAAAAATCTAGTACATTGACACCAATCAAGTGTTTTTACAAAAGTAACAAACGTATTAAACAGTTTGAGTATTGGTTTAAAGATGGGTATGGTAATGCAAATATGATAGGTATTGAACCAAAGAACCCACTAAAACATATTTGGGATAAGTTATTTGATAGTGAACGATTACAAATTGAAGCATCATACTGTCCAAAAAAATATGATGATTTGCAATACTATCAGTTGCTTAACTGGAAATTAGCCTAAATTTGACAATAAATGGACTCTATGTTACACTAGAGTCTTAGTTGATTAAAGGGTTAAAGATGTCCGAAAAAGTAGAACTTTACTGTACCTATGACGAAGGTAACCGTGAATGGTTAGTGTGGTTCCCTCACCCTCTCGGTGGAATGAATGTGTTGGAAACGTTTGATAACGAAGTTGATGCACAGTCATTCTTAAAAGACCAAATTGATAGTGCTGACTATGATGCCTAAAATTTGACAATAAATGGACCCTGTGATACAATACTTGTATTGAAACTGATAAAGAGGACTTGAAAATGACTACAGAATTCAAATCTTGGGAAGAGTTGACACAGTTGGAACAAGCCCAATCTATGTATTGGGATATGTACAAGGATGCTTACGGTGTTCGCCCTCGCGGTGTTGACACCTCACACTGGACCCTTGAGGATTTTGAAGCTGA